GCTGTTAATACCGGTGTTAGAGCAGATAATAAGACTGGTGTAAAAGGTGTTAGATTTGTAGCTAATAGGTATCAAGTATATATAACAAGGGATAAAATTCGAAGTTATGTAGGTAGATTTAAGACTTTAGCAGAAGCTGAACTAGCATATAAGGAGGCAGAGAATGTTGCAATTAAGTCCTGAAGAGGAAGAGAAACTGATGAAGAAGGTGGCAGCAGCTAGGCAAATTGCTAAAGGTGCAGGCTATGCCCTTCAATACGGTAGTGGTGCAGCTACCGTAGCAAGAACTGCTGGTGTATTACTTAAAGATGCAGAAGTAATCTGCTCCTCTTATCATGATCTTAATTGGTCTATCGGTGTTATTGCTGAGAATACAAAGACTAAGAAAGCTAATGGAATGACTTGGCAACTTAATCCTGTTAACAATCTGTGGTATTGGCTGAAGTCTGATAAAGATCGTTTCTCTACATTGTGTCAAGGCACTGGTAGTTATATCTGTGATCTTTGGATTGAATGTTGCCATGATTTGTGTAGAGCTAAGTATGGTATTGATGCTCCTATAGTTGGCGAGTTTCATGATGAACTTATTATGAGGATTAAAGACAGTATCATTGCCAAGGCATATATGGAACGTATTGTCCTTGAAGCTATGGATCTAGTTAATAATATTGTTAAGTGTAATGTGCAGTTTGCATGTGAGGTTAAGTTTGGGGAGAATTACAGTGCAATCCACTAAAGAATGGGAACCATATACAGAAGTAAGTATAGATGTAAAACTTGCTAAGATCTTTAAGATTAAGCAGGAAAGAATTAGCAAAGCAAAGTTGTTAGAAGAAGTTATTAACGATTCTAAGATCTTGGATGCTAATATGAAGAGCGTTGTTGGAGAAGCTTTAAGTAGCTATAGAAATGACGTAAGTACAGAAATGAATAAGCTAGTAAGACAGACAATAAGTGTGTATCTGAATAGCGAAAAGATGTTTAATAAATAAGGAGTAAATAATATGGCTTTTAAGAAACCAGTACAAGCAGGCGACAAAGTTAAAACAACAGCACCATTGCTAGATGCAGGTGTATATAATGCTCGCATTCTTTCCATCGTAGACCTTGGCATTCAACCTGGCTCTCCACAGTTTCCTGAAGAGAAGCTGAAGCTGGAGTTTCGGTTTGAATTGTGCGATGAATTTATGTGTGATGAAACAGGTGAGCTGCTGAAAGATAAGCCTCGTGTATTTAGCTACGAAGTTACTTATAACGAAGATGGCTTCATGAGTGAGAAATCTTCTATCTATAAGTTGATCAGTGCGATTCCTAATGGATTTGAGCTAGAGCTGCATGAGCTTATCGGTAAGCCTGTAGATGTAATGATTCAGAAGTATGTGAAGAAGTCTGGCAAGAATGCAGGAAAGGAGGACAACAAGGTTGCTTCCATTCTGACTATGAAAGCCAAAGATGCTGCACAAGCTCCACAGCTTGTAAATACTCCACTGTTCTTTGATATGAGTGAACCTACTCTTGAAGTTTGGAACAAGTTGTACTCTGGTAATCCTTATGCTCAACGTGATCGTATCATGGCTTCTAAGAGCTTCAACGGCTCTAAGATTCAAGCTCTGCTTGGTATTGAAGCTGAAGAAGTAGTCCCTGAAAATAAGACTACATTTGCTCAGTCTGAGAATGATGTTGATTTGGATGCTGATATTCCATATTGAGGAGTAATGTATGTCGAGATTTGAGGAAGTACTGATTGATGGTGATCTGGTAATTTACTCAATATGTTCGGCAGCAGAATATGGTAATGATATTGCCTATGTGCGCTTGGAAGAAATTCTAAGCGCCATTGACAGTAAGATCATGTTCTTGAAGAATCGCACAGAGTCTAAGAAGGCTCGTGTTTTCTTCAGTGGTAAAAGGAATTTCCGTTTTGATATTATGCCTGAATATAAGGCACATCGTCGTGACAAGGAAAGACCATATTATCTCGAAGCTGCTCGTAAATATGTTGAAGCTAAATGGGATGCAGAAAGCATGGAAGGACTTGAGGCAGATGACCTCATGTGTATCCATCAGAAACAAGATGGGTCAACCATTATTGCCACTATTGATAAAGATATGTTGCAGTGTAAAGGTTGGCATTATCGCTGGGAAACACAACATAAAGGTGAAGCCTTCATTGAGGTTGATAATGTAGGTAAATTGGTATGTACTATAAACGATAAGAATGCAAAGAAAATAACTGGTTAGGGCCCGTTGTTCTTGTGTTGGCAGTTGTTGACAGGTGATACTACAGATAATGTTATGGGCTGCGGAAAGAAAGTAATCAAGACTCGTAAAACTGGTAAGAATGCCGGTGAGCAGTATGAAGCTCGTGAAGGTGTTGGTGCTGTTGAAGCATATGATCTGTTGGCTCATTGTAAGAGCTATGCAGAAGGTATGAATGTAGTTCGTAATGAATACTTTAAGATGTTTGGTGATGAATGGGAAGAGAACCTGCTAAAACAGGGACGATGCTTGTACATGACAACTCGTATTACAGACGGAAAACTACAACTGTGGCATCACGACACCAAGCGACTTAATGAGTCACTGTATTGTCTTGAGACAAGGATGTTCGGCTGATGTACGGCTGGATAAAGAGTGAGGCTCAATTGTTAAATTGGCTTCGCTCACAGTTTAGAAGGGTGTGGAATACGCATCCTTCTAAGCTCACTGTCTTGCAGGATAGAAGATTTCTCAAAGCTAATAGCACTGGCAGAAGAATCTGGCATTGTAAGTGTGAGAAATGTGGTAAAGACTTTAAGATGACAGATATAGAAGTAAATCATAAAATAACAGTAGGCAAGTTGACTGTAGATAATCTAGGTGAGTTTGTTAGCAACATGCTAATAGTAAAACCTGATGAACTTGAACTATTATGTAAGACCTGTCATGGAGTTATTACATATTCAGAGAGAATGAATATGAGTGTTGAGGATGCAGAGATAGAGAAGAAAGTAATTGCTTTCACTAAATCTTCAGCAGAGCAACAAAAGAAAGCTCTTGTTAAAGTCGGTATTGAGCCAGGAAAGACGGCTGGAATAAGAAGATCACAAGCAAGAGAATATATGAAAGAGAAGAGGAGAACCAAATGAGCATAATTAAATGTTTAGATGATGGGACTACTTACATTAAAGCTGCATATCTTGAGCCTGATAAGAAGCTGTCAGGTAATTGGGAAGTTACAAGAAAGCTAGATGGTGTTCGTGTAATTAAACAGAAGAATGGAAATGTAGTAAGTAGAAATAGTAAGTCTTTGTATAATGTAAATGGTCTTGAATTCTTGGATGCAGAATTCTTCTTCATTAACTGGAATACTTCTGTAAGTATGATCAGAACTATGGGTGAGGTAGATACTAATCAAAGTATGATCTACGAACTTACTGATGGAGTAATGGATGACAGGCTGTTTCTTGGATATGAATACAATCCTTCATTTGCATCATTAGAGTCACTTATGAATGAGAGACTATCTCTAGGTGATGAAGGACTTGTTATTCGTCAGTATAATCCAAAGAAAGGTATATATACATGGCTCAAAGTTGTTCCTAAGATGCAAGCTGATGTTCGTATCACTGGATTTAAGGAAGGAACTGGAAGGCTTGAAGGAACACTTGGTAGCATTCAGACGAAACATGGATCAGTTGGTAGTGGTTTTGATGATATGTTGCGTGAAGCAATTTGGGCTAACAGGGCTTACCTCCTTGGTAAGATTATTCAGGTTGAATATCGTGAAGTGACAGAAGATGGGAAGCTACGTTTCCCAGCATTTGTTCGTTTTCGTTATGACAAAGAAGAAGAGGATATTCATGAAAAGTCTTAGAGAGTGTCAAGAGTGGTATGACAACTTAGAACCTGATGAAGAGGAAGAAGATGTCATGTGTGAGAAAGAACCTAACTATGAGGAGGACTATGATTATGCGGATATTGATTTTGAACGGGCCCCCTAAAAGTGGGAAGGATACACTTGCAGATAACTTGATTGAGAATGATATTGATGACTGGATTAAGTTGAGCTTTAAAGATGCTCTGTATGTAAAAACTGCTGCATTCTATAGGGTTGATCTTCAGTGGTTTAAGATTATGGCTACTAATAGAGATACTAAAGAGATGAAGTTGACTGAGCTTGGATATATTAGTCCTAGAGAGGCAATGATCTTTGTATCTGAACGGAACATTAAGCCTACTTATGGAAATGATTACTTCGGTAAAGCAATGAAGTATATGATAGATG